AGCGGCAACGAATACGCGCGGCCGTTCTGGACGCAATTCACGAAGCGGCTAAGATATACGGCGTCATACTCGACACCACGCACGAAGAACATTCTGTCAGCTTCTTCCGGCGTCTTCGCTGTGTTCTCAACCTTTAACATGATGGACGGGATCCCCATGTCGTCATACTTCAAAACAACGCTTTCCTTTGTGTTACTCATTCGCTTATTTCCTCACTTTCCTTTTTGTCGAACATTCCCAGGCGTGCGCCCAACTCGACGCAACCCAGAACGATTTGCGTCAGGTCTTTTCCAGATACGCCGACCATTTCAAAACTTAACGTCGCTTCGCCGTTCGGTTCGTCCTTGATCTTGCAGAAGAACCCTTTTTCGACGGTTTTGCTTGTGCCGTCGGTGTAGTTGAAAACAAAATTCTTGATTTCCTTTTCCTGTGCCATTTGCTTATTTCCTTTCTATCTTCACCGCATAGCCGCGGCGTTTTAACTCAATCACAAGTTCCTTTGTCTTTTCGGCTTTCAGTTTTTCCAGGTGGGCCATGTACTTTTTATAGCCTTCTGATCGTGTCGGATCCTTTACCCGGTGAAGATTGTCTTCCGGCGCAAGGTCGAATAATTCCCAACAAGAAATAACGCGTGTGTCCTTTTTGTTCAAAATAACAATCCAGTTCATGTTGAGATCGTAATATACCCGGCCGCGATATACCCGGCCGTCGTACCAGTAACGGAAGTATTTAATGTCGCCGTTGTGAATTTCTTTTCCGTCGCGATCCAGGCCGTACTGGCCTTCGTGGCCTTGCCCGTCTAGTACGTGAAGATCAAAATTCATGTCGGTTTGCGGATAGTGGCACGATTCAACGTATCGCGCTTTTACCCATTCTTCCGCGGTCTTTGTCCTTATACTGGATTTGTCTTCGACTTCCACAAGGGTTTTTAATTTCTTGACAATCAGGTTCATATATTTTTCATATTGAAGCCCGATCAGATACGGCATTTTTTGCCGTTTATCAAAATCATAAAAACCGCCGTGTGGGTTTTCGTGGACAATGTCCTGATAGAAAACAATTTCGAATCCGGCCGGGAATCGCTGGGCCTTGAATTTTAAGTCCCTTCGTTTTCCTTCGATGTAATTCCTTCGAATTATCTTCGAAACACTTTCGTCGTGGTGTACGTCGAAGCCTTCGTCTTTCAGCATATTAAGGATTTTCCAAAAATACGCGTCGTGGACGAATTTCTGGTTTCGTCGCCATCCGCCCGAAGGTCGTTCAGTTTTGTTATTGAACCGGAACATTGTGTCGTAGATTCTAAAGTTATCCATATTCAATTTTCCCTTTCGCTTATTTCCAACATCAGCCGCCGATTGCAGTCGGCTTCCTGGCTATATGTCGAAGTGCTGGCGGCCTTATCTGGCCGCCGTTGCGGTCTGTTTCTCTTGCAGTTCCAGGCCGATCAGAATTCCCTGGATCAGAATTTTCTTGTCCTGGGAAAGTGACATCATGGAACGAATGAAGTTCTTGTCTTCCTTACGAACCATCGTGACGTTTTTGTCTGTGGTGGTATTTGCCATAAATACGGCCCCCTTTCTGATTATTCTATATTGCTTTGTTTGCAAGTCATTGCTAACTTGTAATCATACAATAACATTGTTTTGCTTACTTGTCAACACCTTTTTGTGCAAAACAAAAACTTTTCTTGTTGACAAGTAAGCATTTATATATTATATTGATGTCAGAAAGGAAGTGATAAAGTGAATACACGAATTAAAGAAGTTCGTGAAGCTAAGGGATTGAGTCAGGCAGATTTCGCCGAAATGCTTAATCTGAAAAGGAATTCTATTTCTTTAATTGAGGTAGGAAAAAGGAATCCTTCTGATAGAACGATACTTGATATATGTAATACATTCAGTGTATCGGAAGAATGGCTTCGGACTGGGAAAGGGAAAATGTTCATTGAAACGCCTTCTTCTACAATGGAACAATTAAAAAAGGAATTCGAACTTGATGATTTCAGTTATAATCTGGTTTACCAGTATTTGAAATTAGGTGTTGAACAGCGCCAGACGGTACGGGATTTCTTTTATAACGTGGTAGAAACCGGAATAATGGACGAAGACTTGTTCGGCGATGTGCCGAAGACACCGGAAGACTTGGAAAAGGAATTTCCGCCGGTCGAACCAGAACGGAACAAAGAAACGGGCTAGGTGTAAAACCACCCGGCCTTTACTTAAAAAGCTACCAGATCAACAAGTATATCTTCGTCCTTCCGTTGAACCTTAAATTATAATACATTGCTTGACAACTTGCGTAATATATCGCGTAGACGCGACGACTCTTGTACTCTATGTATTTAATTTTCTTCATTAGCACCACCCCTTTTCCTGAAAAGGCCGGGCTAAGTCATTATAAGTTTAACGGAAACGAAGGTATAGCGGTAAGTTATGGAAGGGGTGACTGAATGATCGTAAAGATCGCCGTCGGCGGTGTGATCGCCTTCCTGGCCGTGTGGGCCTGGAAGATCCATATATACTTGAAATGGCAAAAGAGAAAGGAACGCGACGAAGCGCCGTTTCACCGGTGGGCCGATGAAGTCCACCAGCGGCCGGGCCAAAAAGAAAAACTTCGCCAGGCGAAGGAAGAAGACATTTCCGTTCACTTCGAAAGTGAAAAGAAGTGTTTCGCCAGGATGAAGGCGCCGGACGACCAGGAAGACGTCTGGTGTGGCCTGGGAATGTGCCAGTGTAGCACGTTCAAAGCCGATCACTTACCTTGCAAGCACATTTATAAACTTGCACTAATAAGGGGGATGATCGAATGATTGTATTTATTATATTGCTCATATTGTTATTTGTGTTATTTCTGAAATCGGGCGAAAAGACGGTGAAGAAGGCCCTGGAAAGTGATCGGATATTTCTTCCGTTCGACGACTCCATTCACCAGACACCGCCGCAACAAGACCGGATCAAACGCGCGGTTGAACAGAATTTGAAGGTGAAGACGCTTTTGTCCAACGGGTACAGTGGAAAGATTATCGGGACGACTGGAAATGTGTATCTTGTGACACTTAAAAATTGTACGTGTCAGGATTTCAAGCGTCGTCAGAAACCTTGCAAACATATGTATTTTCTGGCCGCTCAAACAATGCGTTGTAACATTTCGGAAGTAAACGGAAAATATGAACTAGAAAAATTAAACTAACTGAATAATAAAACAGCCGGTCAACGACTGCAATCATTGACCGGCTTTAATACCAGGCAACCGAAAAAGGTCTTCTGATATTGGAAATAAGCACCCTATATTATAGCAAAGAAGGCCAGAAAATGCAATCGGCTTTCTTTTTTATACCCTTTTTCGGTTCCTGGAGAAAGGGGCTTTTCATGGCTTATGTCAGGAACAAGAAAAAGATCCTGAAATTCTGGTCGAAAAAGAAGGCGGCTCTGTATCGACCAGGTATCAGGTTGATAAAGACAGTCTTCCTTTTCAGCGCAAAAAATTAAAGGAATACTGTAAATTTTTAGGGATTGAAGATTTTGTGATTTTTGAAGACGACGGATATTCGGCGAAGAATACCGATCGGCCGCATTTTCAAGAAATGATGTCGCGTGTCAGGGACGGGGAATTTTCCCACTTGATCGTCTGGAAGGTGGATCGCGTATCCCGAAATCTTCTGGACTTCGCGGCGATGTATCAGGAATTGAAAGACCACAAGGTCACTTTTATTTCGATGAATGAACAGTTCGACACTTCGACCGCCATCGGCGAAGCTATGTTGAAAATCATTCTGATTTTCGCTGAACTTGAACGGAACATGACTTCCGAACGTGTAACCGGAATCATGCTGGATCGCGCGGAACAGGGCTTGTGGAACGGCGCACGTATGCCGGTCGGCTATCGCTGGAACCCGGAAATCAAATTCCCGGAACCGGATCCAGAGGAAACGAAGATCGTTCAGTTCATTTTCGACGAATACGAACGGGTTCGTTCCACGACGAAGATCGCCCGGTATCTGAACCACAATCAGATCGCGTCGAAGCGTGGCGGCCAGTGGACTTCGAAGCTGATCCGCGATATTATCCGAAATCCGTTCTACATTGGGACATACCGGTATAATTTGCGTGAGTCCGGCCGTGGCCCATTGAAGCCGGAAAGCGAATGGATCGTCCGGGAAAATAATCATCCGGCCATTATCACGAAAGAACAGTTCGACCGTTGCAACGCGATCATGGATGAAAACGGAACCAGCCGCGA